ATGCTATGGAAGCATTAACTATTTTAGATTCTGCTATTTCTAGTGGTTATCTTTTGGATAAACATTCTTTGATATTACAAGAATGGGCTAAAGAATATCAACAAGATATTAATAGATGTAAAATGTTTATACAGGAGTCAGATAATGAGTAAAGAAAATATGTTAAGAGCAGCACTTGCTACTAAACAATTAGAAATAGATAAACTTAAACTAAAGATTAAGGAGTTAGAGAATGGTTCAAACAGACAGCGAGATACTTCGGATAGAAAAAAGAATACGAGGTCTAAACAGAATAACAGCAGCGATTAATGATTTATCAATCTATGGTGTGTTCTATGGTAACTATCCTGAATTAGTTAAAGTGTTAGAACATGCTAAAGATCATGTTAAAGCTGAATTAAAATCTTCAAAAGAAAGATTAGAAGTTTTATATTATCCAAGTACAGATGACAGTGCAAAAGATGTTATCAATAAAATGTATATGGATAAAGGTATATAGAATTCCAGACGTGGAATAGGTAAGTTAGTGACCTGTATGTAGATGGATGCTAGTAAAGTCTACAGCTAAACAACTACAATCACCCATCAGCGAGAGTTGGTGGGTGGCTATACATTATACATATAGCTCTTTGATGATTTCTAGATCTCTGTGATTTCAACAATCCAAGATCTAGGGATCATAGTTCTATCACCAAATGTAATTCCATCTTCGTCTTTATCGTATGATGAGAATAATTTTATTGAGTGTTTATCTTTTGAAAAGATCCAACCTTCATTAACTGGTGTAGCCAGTTTCATATTTTTAAATTCTTTTTCTGTAGCCCAAGAGCTATCGCTTATACAATCAACCCATTCAACACGTACTTTAGTATAGGGTATATCTTTAGAGTTTTTATCTTTTATTGATTTCTTTTTTTTAGTGTAACGTCTTTTTGTCATTAGCTGCCCATATATAATCTTTATAACTATCAATAGATTCATTAGAACCTTCTTCATCCAAAACTAATTGAAGATAGGTACTATAGATAATTGCAAGAGCCATAGCATCTGCAGCTTTAATAGACATTGTAGGATTTTGTTCTTGGATAAAATCACCAATGATTTCAGGTTTAACACCTGCTAAAAATTCTTCAGAGTATGCTTTTTTGTTTCTAGTAAATTTATATATTTTTGCCATAAGAACGTACCTCTAGCGAGGATAACTAATATATTTATTTGGGTTGCAGTAGAAAATCAATGTTTTTCTTAATCTTAGGTACAAGTTTGTTATATACTTCTATCCAAAGCATAGAGTCATCATAGAAAAAGTCCTTGTTTTTCCACATGTTTTGATGATGATCATAAAATATCTTGCAGATAGGTAATGGATCTATATCAATCTTGCTCCAAAAATCTCGTTCAGACATACCACAATTATGTAATTGATGATGATGTTTAACACATAATGGTATTGTAAATTGATCACCAACTTTTTGACTTATACCTCTAAACTGTGCATACGTAATATGATGAGCATTACAACCATTTTGCTGACAGATTATACAAGGATTACTTGCTACCCACTTCAGATACTTTTTGTCTTTTATCTTTAGTTCCTTGTCCTTTAATAGTGTGTCGCACTTTCGTGTAGCCATAATAAATACTTAATCTTGCTAATCCTTCATGAACTCTATTAGATGCTTTGCGTTCTGTCAAACCTAATTGATTAGCTATTTCAATTATTCCAAAGTTATGCCAACAAAATAACTTCATAGCTTCTGCGAATGTAGGACCAATTTCTTGGTCGCATTCTTGAACTGATAATGCAGCTCCAAGAGATGATGTAATATGATCACTATTCATACCATCAACACGTTCTTTAAGATAGTTACCAGAGCTGCCACCCATGAGTTCACATGCTAATCTATATCTAGATCCAGCTTCATATTCTTCCATAGATATGAGCTTACGATGAAACATATACATTAGACGTGATTCTCTAATGTTTAACCAAACTTTTTTCTTATCTCTGATTGTAGATATTAGTTCTGGTTTTTCAATCTGACGCATAATTATTTTTATAATCTTCCTTGTATTTATCAACAAAAGATTTGAAATTAATATTGTGTGTATAATATTTGTTTAGTCTATAGACTCTGTTCTTTGAACATCTATGATGACGAGCAATAAGGCTTTTACTCCCATACACTTGTGTAGGGTGTAAAATCCAACACAACAGGATAGACAGATTATATATTTTATAATCTTGTTCACATTTTGCTGTTTTTTTACCTTTTAATACATCTATTGATATGTTAAAGGTAGAAGCTAAATACTTTTGTATATTATTAACCATAAGGAGATGAATATGAAAATTGAGTATAGACATTCTGCTTCAAAAACTAATACGTTTATTGACAGTCCTGCATTTTGGATTATCAATGAGTTATTTGATTTTGAGTCACAACCCAATGCCAGAATGATAATGGGTTTAGCAGCTGAAGATGCAGCTAACAACGCACTTCAAAACCAAATCACTGATGAAGATAGTATCACAGAATTTGCTAAAAGAAAATATCTTGAGCATAGTCGTGATGAGATGGACGATCTGTTACCAACTGATCATATAGATGATGAATATAATTGGTCAGCTATTATTGCAAACAAGTTTGTAAAAGAGCTACCGCAGTTTGGTAAAGTAGTTTCATGGCAGAATGAGTTACAAGTACCAGGTACTAAATGGGGTTTAGAACGTGATGTTATATGTAAAACTGACTTTGAGTTTGATGAAGTGATTGTAGATACTAAAGCTACAGCATACATTAGACGTTTAAAATCAGGCAAAGTTGATGCTAGATGGTATCCAAAACCTGCAGATATTAGACAACAATGCTTATATCGTGAGGTATTTGGCAAAGAAACTATGTTATTATATTGCTCACCAACAGATCAATACTGTGTAGATATGGTTGGTCGTGATGATTTAAAAGAAATTATCAATGCAATGAAACACATAGAACATATACTAAATACATGTAAAACTAAAGAGGATGCTGTCCGATTGTTCCCTTTGACAATGGACAACTTCCGATGGAAAGGATCTGAAGGATCTATAGATTTTGCAAAAAAACTATGGGAAGATTGTTTACAATAGTGTATAAATAACTATGCAAAAAATAGGAAATATAATAAATCAAATCAATAGGAGAAATATGGAAACTGAAACATTTGAATGTTCATTTAAAAGAGCATTTGAGAAAGATAATGGTGGTGTTACAGTATACGTTACTAAAGACGATGGTACTGACATGACTATTTATGGTGAAGCTATGGGTACTTCAAGATGGCAGAAAGGTGCTAGATTGAAGATTGAAGCTTTACCAATACGTACTAGTAAAAGTGGTAAACAATACCAAACTGCTAATTCAATAGAATTACTTGATGGTGAAGTAGCTGTGCCTACAAACAATATGGTTAGTTCTTCTGGAGTCAAAGCTGTAAGAGATGTTGCAGGTCAATGGAAAGAAAAGTATAGATTGACTATGAGTAATCTTATGTCAGCTTGGTTAAGCTCTGGTAAAGAAGTTACACCAGAAATACATAGAAACCTAGATCTTATTGTAAGAGACATTTTAAATCAAAAGATGGATACTGCAGAAGATCTGGAAGATGCACCATTCTAACAGAACACGTCATCTCCCTAAAGTTAGTTAACGTGATGGGTGGGATCGAAAGATCCTGCCCTTTTTTTATGAAAAATTATTTGTTATTTAAATTAGAATTAGAGTTGATGGGTATTGATACTTTTGATAAAGATAAGAGTATAAAAGATTTGTATAAAAAATATATGGAGAATAGTAATGATTACAGAAAAGAGGTTAGAAGAAGCCTTGAAATATCTTGCAGAAACAGACGTACAAAATGCTGAAGCTAATGCTAAAGTTAAGTATTTGGATAGGCTTCTTAAAAGAAAGAAAGCTTTACACATTACTGGCAACACAAATGATAAGAGCATATCTGCCAAAGAGCAAACCTACTATGCGAGTGAAACTTATCAGAATGCTATTCAGGAATTATTTGAAGCAGAGGTTGAAGCTAGCACAGTTGAGAATAAAAGAGATAAAGAAGGTATTATAATAGATTTGTTTAGAACATTAGAAGCAAGTAGACGTAAAAATAATATATGATTTATAAATTTAAAAGATGGGTTACACTTCCTGCTTATACAGAAATATTTGTTAATGCAGAGTCAGATGCTGAAGCATTAAAGATTGTTAAAGCTATTGACTCAAAGACATTAAATTGGCAAGAAGTAGATGCTGTAGATCATCGTATGACTTATGAAGTTATAGATGAACAGGACACCTGAACAAAGATTGTTTTTATCTGTAATAGTTCAAGCAATCCATGATGCTAGTTATAAAGGTGTAGATGTTTATTATCAGTATTATAGAGATCAAGCTATTGCTTGGCTTACTAGTAACTCAACAGATTTTAGAACTGTGTGTAGATTAGCTGATTTAGATCCAGATCGTACTTATCAAAAAATTGCAAAAGCTATTAAGAATGATATATCTAGAGTACGAAAAAATCATTATATAAAACAAAAACCAGAACGAGAATATCGTCCTGGTCGTTATAGGTTAAAATTTGACTGATAAAAGTATATTTAAAGATATGACATACCAAACATTAAATACACAAGTAGATGGAGATCATTATAAAAATATGAAGGTTCAACCTGCACATTTTATTAATGAAAATAATTTACCATTCGCTGAAGGCAATGCCATTAAATACATATGCCGACACAAGAAGAAGGGTAAAAAGAAAGATATAGAAAAAGCCATTCATTATTTAGAAATGATTATAGAAAGAGATTATAGTTAATCAACTATTTTTTTAATAGCTTTTGATCCATCTATGTTTTCTTCTAACTCAGCCTTGACTGTATCACATTTATATTGAACATTATTATTTACATCTCTCTGAGCAATTCTTTTACCCTTAAGACAGTCTGACATAGCTGGTTGTATTCTGTGTTCTTTCAACTCTCCTGCTACAAACATACAAAGAGCTACTACAGTTTCAATCATTAGTGTCCATTCCCATTTGTATATTTAATTTCTCTATTACTATCTTTCAATTTTTCTACATCAATCAATAGTTTCTCTACTTGTTTCTGTAAAAATTCTATATTAACTTTATTAGTCATATTCATTTCTTGAGTAGCTTGTAACTTCTCTACTTGTTTATATAGATCTTCTATAAGCATAAATTGTTCTGAGTCTGCAGGAAGTGAACCTAATTGACCTCTCGGCCATTTTATTCTAAATTCTGTATTCTCAGTTAAATCTTTTTCCATTAACTCTATTCTATTAGTTAATTGATTTTGTGTTTCAATAATACCAAAGTATGCCCAAACACCTACAGCTACTCCACCAATAATACTTATTAATGATTTTAAATCTGTACTGACTTTACTTGTTTCGTTTATTTTCATTAGACCAAACCCATAGTAATATTGCTATTACACCTAGTATACATATAGTTATACTTATAGAACATCCTATTTCCCACATTATCTTTTCCTAAATATATAAAAAGCTATCATAAAAAAAACCATCCAATACCAAAAACAATATGGTAACAGTTTAGCAAATTGTTCTGGCATTAATAAAAAACCTATTTTATCTAATAATTCATTCATAATATTATTTTTGAAATATTGGTAATGATTTACCTGATATGTAAAAACATTTTAAACAGTATTTTACTTTGTCAAACATGACATACCTGTCATTTATTTTGTTCTTACAAGTAACACATTTGTCTTTTTTTGGTTTACCTATTTCAGCTGTCATTTCTTTCTCATTATATCAGCACCTTTAAGACCATAAATAGCTGATACTACACCAATAAATATAGCTTGATACCAGTATGGTAGATTCTTAAAGTATTCAAAAAACAAATCTAATTTATTACGTATGTCAGGATCGTCAGAGAACACAGACCAACCCAATAAAAGAATAGGCAAAGATACGAGAACAAGGACAAATTCGTCTTTCCAACCATTATCATTACTCTCAATAATTTTCGCTTTATATTCAAGTTCACCTTTCGCCATTTTCTCAGCATGAAGCATCTGAGCATCTGACATCAACTGTTTTGTTCGTTGTTTATTTTGATATATCTTTGCTCCTGTCTTTACACCCAAGCTTAATAAATTCAACCACATTATTTTAACTCCTTTAATAATTCGCAATAATGAATTGCTTTGTCTATATCCTCATTACCATTTTTTTTATCATAACGACATACATACTTAATTATGTTTCCTTGTATAAAACTTAGGTTATTTTTAGTAATAAACTCTATGGGCTGTATTTTAAACGATTTGTAGTGATTGCCTTGCACTTGCCTATCTAAAGCAGACTTGCTTAAATTTGACCCCTCTTTGTTCGATTTAGACCCCATATTTGTTCTATACTA